CTGCAAAGCCACGTGTTGGTAACTCTCCTTATACTGAAATTATTAAGGAATACTTACCACCACCAGGGTATGTTGTACCTAATTTTAAACGTGGTTATGGATCTACAGGAATCTGGTTAGACCCATATTTCCCAGCTTTGATTGGTCGCATTCGCAAGCCTATACCCATTAATATTGCGCTATTACGCAAAGCAACGAAGTGTTATCGACAACCTTTAGTTGATAATAATTTTAGCAGGTCTCATTATTTACAGCCTCTCAATTTTGACTCTGCGTGCAATGGTATTGTCGGTCTCACATCAATTAATGTTCTGAATCGTAGTACCTCTGCTGGATATGGACTTTCCGGGTCAAAGCGCAATTACTTTATTGCAGATCCGTTAAGTTCTATGCCAGACGGCATGCGGCCTAACGATGAACAGCTCACGCTGTTGTACCTGATGGATGAGAAACTCCGCTCAGGTGTAAGAGTATGTCCTATTTTCCAAGCATTCCTCAAAACCGAGGAAGTTGTGAAACCAGCTAAGGCTGAAATAGGTAAATATCGTGTTTTCATGGGATGCCCTATGCTTTTTACTATCGTTGCTCGCAAGTATTACCTGCCCATTATAAGACTCTTAATACATCATCGAGACCTCAGCGAAAGTGCAGTTGGTATCAATTGTTATTCTAGTGACTGGGATTCTCTATATGGTGATTTAGATAGGAAAGATTACCTATACTTTGACCTTGATTATAAGAGTTTTGATGGTGAGATGTTAAAGACGCTTATGTTCTTTGGCTTCTCAGTATTGATAGATTTAGCTAAGACATCTCAATTTTACAATTCAGGTGACATAATGGCAATGACTACTATTATGTATGACATAATTCATTTTGTTGCCATATATGATGATGCAGTTATTTCTTTTGCTCGGGGCAATCCTTCCGGTCATTGCCTCACGACGATCATAAATTGTATTGTAAACTCCATCGCATTGCGTGTGGCGTGGTATATGATAGGTTATGATTTATCTGAATTTTCCGACAATGTTTATTTACGGACTTTTGGTGATGATTTGATAGTTGGTGTCAA